TTCTTCTTGACACTCATCACAAACTCACTCTCACACAATGTTTGGCTTCAAAGCCATGAAGAACTGGGGTGCGAAGGTCGCCGTACCGATGGGCCACTTGTATGGGCACACGTGCCTGTGCGCGATGCTTCTCGGGAGCCAGATCTATTCGCTCCCTGGCGAGTTTTGGGAGGGCGTGCGTGCAAGCGCTCGCAGTGCGGGTGTGCAGCATATGCGCACGTTGTTCGAGTACGTGGTGCACGGTCTCCAGGCTGTGGTGCAGGCATACCTTGCGCTCGACCTGGTGACCAAGTGTTGGCTGGCAATCTTGCTGGTCTCTTGTTCTGCTGTGGGAATCATAACCCACAAGCTGATGGAGAGGGCCCGCCGGGAGAGGGACTTCCGCTCGCTGGAATTGCGTACGGGACACTTCAACTCAAACGGCAGGATGTACTATCGCGAGGATAAGGAGGCGCCTTTGTATCGCGTCAATCTCAAGAAGACGAAGGGCTATGCCGGGGACGGATCGCTCATCTCACCAGAGTATGAGTATTCCCTGATCGGCGAGCTCTACTTCGGCTTCAGTGAGTCGACGTTGACAGGGGCAGCTGCTGTCAAGCGCATTCCTCAGTCAGCTCTGCCTGCTGGCATGGTCATCATCTTTGACCGCGAGAATGTTGCCGGAGTGGGATTCCGCTACGGTGACAAGCTGGTCACTGCACGCCACCTCGTTGAGGTGGTGAGTGAGATGTACGTGCAGGGCAACAAGGGTCGGGTCCGTCTCGATCCGGATTTTGTGTTCGTCTACCCCCCCAAGGACGAGTATGAGAATACTGGCGCTGATATTGCCTCTGTGGAGTTGTCACAGAATCAGTGGTCCCTCATCGGATCGAAGGCGATGAAGCGCACCCAATTTTCCAGGCGTGCAAGCGGTCTCGTCAGGGTGTATGGGGCCGATAACGACGGGGTGTACGAGAGCTACGGCCATGTGGTCGCCGACGGGAAAGAGCAGAAGGAGAGCGGAACCATTTCCTACCGCGTCAGCACGTTTCCGGGCTTCTCTGGAAGTCCCGTGTTCGTGAGGACTGCGACGGGGACGGATTCGGTCATCGGCATGCACATTTGTGGCGACTACACGAGCAAGAATGTGAACCACGCGGCCTGTGCTACGGCACTGAGCATGCATCTTACTGGTTCCAAGGGTCCTGGAGGGAAGGTCAGCATTGACGAATTCCTCAACGAGAGTTCGACCCCGAAGGACATGCAAGACGATTTTGACGAGTGGGATGATTTGGCTCCTGCGATGACGAAGGCTGAGTGGCGCAATCGCGACCGTGACGGCGACCAAGATGGGCACGCTGGTGGCGATGATCACGACGACACGCCTCAGAGCGATGTCAGTATCGACTGGGATGATGAGGAGGATCACATCCGCGATCAGATTTACGGAGAGTCAGCTGCCAAGAAGAAGAAGAAGCCCAAGAATGAGGCTGTCGGAAACAACAAGATTCAGGACAAGATCAAGAAGAGGAAGGCTGAGAAGGAGGCCAAGCGCGTCATATGTGCAATTGACGAGCATGGCTACCCCGTCTCTGACTACCTCTACCCCCCTGGATTCAGTGGTGAGGACAAGAACGTGGTGAACGAGAACGCCAGGATCGGCGTCGTGTATGACCTCATGACGGAGTTCTGCTCCGCCGCGAGGCAGCACGCGAAGCCATGCACCGACTTTCTCTGTGGATTTATCAACGGAGAGAGGACTTGGTATCGCTGCAAGGGAGACGAGTTCCCCTACGGGCAGTACCCGAGCGGCATGACCATTCCTGACCAGGTGGAGGCAACCCACGAGCAGATCCGCGACTTGTTCGCGAGGATGTATAAGGGTGATCACACTGCCTTGATCGACGCAACAGAGTATACGTACGAGAGTATGGTGGACCAGATGGACACAGATCCAATGGCCAATGATTTGTTCCGTGCTTTCCGTGAGTACAGGGACCACACCAGGAAGCTAATTACGGAGGAGACAGCCGCGTGCATCGTCATGCCTGAGAGCACCAACCGGCCGTTCTTCAGGAGCGTCGCGAAGGTGGCGGGAGGCGATGGTGGAAAGAAGAGAAAGGCTCCTCTGGCTCTCTCTGATGAGGACAAGGAGTTGCTTCGCTCGTTGGGCATTGAGGGTGACTTCGTGTTGCCCCCGAACGATGAGCATGCTATCATGGCATCCATGCAGGCCCAAGCCGCAAGGCAGAAGGCTTGCCGCGGCCTCCCCGAGATGGAGGACATGCTGCTGGCGTGGGAGCGGGCAATCCAGCTCAATAGCTCAGATACGCTACGCGAGCCGAGCGCAAAGCTCACCTATGGGGCTAAGCGTCTGGAGAGCTTGTTCTCAGGATTCGACAACACCAGTTCCGGATGGACTAGGAGGTTCAAGAACCTGGACAAGAAGACCTACGCGACGAAGTTCCCTCGAGAGCTTATGCAGATCACTGTTGCGCGCCTGCTGGCGAGGGCCAGTATGGTGCATAGGATCTCTTCGATGACTCCCGAAGAGCTTATCCACTACGGGCTGAAGGACCCGATTGAGTCCTTCATCAAGGAAGAGCCTCACAGCTCTGACAAGTTGAAGAAGCAGACGTGGCGGCTCATCTCGAATGTGTCACTCATTGATTGCATGTGTGAAGCGTACAACGACGACGAGATGAACAAGGAGCAGATCCGCGAGTATCAGTCTGGTGCCATTGTCTCGCACACTAGCGGGATGGGGCATCACGACCATGGTATTGCAAGGTTGGGCTCCCACATTGAGAAGTTGTTCCCCAGCGGCAGGGTCATCTCGACCGACGCCACTGGCTGGGACTTCAGTGTGTCCAGGGACGCGCTGGTTGCAGATGCGACACAGCGCATCCTGCGGACGTACAAGATCGATGACTCCAAGCAGAGCGTCGGCACAGCTATTAGCATCATGTGTGATAAGATGGCCATGAGCGCGCATGCGTTCGTGACTGGAAGGAACCTCTTCGCCTCCGTGATCTACGGTATGACTGCGTCTGGAGCACCGGACACAACGACCCAGAACTCTTTCATGAGGGGACTGGGAGCGAATTTGGCCGGTGCGAGGAACACGATGACCGCTGGAGATGATTTGCTGACGGGAGCTCCGTTGGACAACGATGAGCTCGCAAGGCATGGTACGGTGACGAAAGAGGGCATGGCCATTGCGGACTGGAAGAAGGGAGAGCCTATTCCTTTCACCTCTCACACTCTTGTGAGGGATGCGAATGGGAAGTGGAGCTCCACTTTCTGCAACGTCTCCAAGGCCTTGCACCGCCTGCTTCTTCCGGGAATCGCGGTGACCCAGGACCAGCTGTCCGGAGTGGCATTCGCCATGAGGAACACCAAGGAGCAGATCGACACACTGGAGAAGGTCTGTGAGGCAAAGGGCTGGAACCTCCCTGACAGGGAGGCCTGGACGTGGGACCCGGAGTTCATGTGAAAGAACACGCAGCTCTAAAGCCCCTGTAGCTGGAGTCTGGGCAGCAAAACAATCGAGGAAGAGTCCTCACAGCTTCGCGGTAATTAGGCCGCAGCGGTAATTAGGCCGTAACAGTTTCGCGGTAATTAGGCCGCACATTTCAATGGCGAAGGCAGGAGTTTTCAACCTTTCGCCAAAGCAGAAGCATGCGCTTAGCAAACTCCCTCCAGGAATGCGAGCAGCAAAGATGGCAGAGTATAGGCGCCAGGCAACTGGAACAAAGGCACCTGCTGGACGAAAGACTACCGTCGCCCCACAGCGACCTAACCGAGGTTGGGGAGTTTCTGGTGGTAAGCGACGTGGCGCGGGGCACTACGACGCATTCGACGATAGGCTGCAACCTATTGCACGAAACGTGGGTCACGCAACTGCAGTCAGGGGTTTCGGAAGGATGGAATCACCTGCGTTCAATGATGGCAACGAGCAGTTGTTCATTTTCAGCCCAGGAGCGAACCGAGTCGTGGGACTGTTTGGAAACAAGCAGCCCAACGCGAACAACTGGCGAACTCAAGCAAGCGGAACTGACACTAACACAGTGCTCATCGACAACATGGGCTACAACACGCCTGAAGGACCATCTCAGACGCTGTTTGGCAAGTTTTCAATTAGGCTGCGGAATATCAGCAAAGCAATGGACGCATCTGGATCAGTCTACGTCCTATCGCTGAACGCTGGTGTTGAACTGGAACAGTTGACTGGCACCTGGGGTGACAAGCCCAACTGGACCAGGCTGCGGAACTATGTGATGGGGAGCCCGAAGACCCGTGTCTTTTCTGGGTCGGAGCTCTTGAAGACCAGGCAGTGGAACACTCACCCAATTGATGCGAATCGCAGTTTGGAGTTCACTCGCTCAGAGGAGAATGACAACGGTGCTGTGATGAATTACAGGCTTCACTTGAGGTCGCCTCCGTATTCGTCAATTGTGATGCTGTTCATTCCTGGTCCTACGGACAACAAGTTCGAGTTTTCGTACGCAATGAGCAATTACTGCAGGTACGAGGTCAACGGACCTCTAGCCAACAGTGCCCAGCGCGTTCCCACAGCGCCTATCAGCGTGATTGATAATGCGCGTGGGGTTGTGGAGGCCGTGGGCGGCATGGGACACTTAGTGTCAGACGTGGTCGGCACGATCAATGCCTATGCCCCTGCAGGCCTCTAAGCGCGGGAAATTCTGGCAAAGTACCAGGAGAGTAGCATCAGCGGTACCGTGCGAGTCGTTGGCAGCGGCGGCGGAGACATCCGTTTTCAAATTGCCATAAACAACACCCCGAGGGGCGGGTCAAAGCCCCTCATTAGGTCCTAGAGAAATGCTGG